GATTGGTAGTTTCTTCAAGGATGTCGGAATTTTGGATGTATAATTCTACAAAATCTTTTATCTCACCCATTGTCTAACTCCCCGTCTGCCTCTTTTTTCATTGTAGGTTTTTGCACGACGGGATTTGACACATTGGTGTTCGATTAAATCAGATTCTTCGGCATCATTGTTTAAGTATGCTTCAATATAATCGTTGAGTAGTGTTTGGGCTTTTTGAAACCAAATATCATATTGTACTGGTAGGTCATCGTTGCCTTGGTATAAGCTTAATATTATATCGGAAGCACTGTGGTATATTGCGACAGTTCTTAAGACATCTACATCTGTTGTTGGTATGGGTACATAGTTTCTTTTAAGATTAGATTCTATCCATACTTTACTGTTTTGTATTGCAGTTGTGAACATTTCATCTGTGATGTCATCTGTAATGTCGCCGAATAAACTGTTTACTTCTTCTTTAGTACAATATAACATTATAAATCAAATCCTCATTTATTGTGCGTCTTCTAATGCTTTGATTCTTGCAAGTATACTGCCTTCGGTAGATTCATCACCAATAGCAGTTTCTAAAGCATTAATATTTGCAACTATACTACCTTCAGTAGATTCATCACCAATAGCCTCTTGAATATCAGAGATATCTTCTTTAATTTCAGTATCATCATAAGGAACAGAACTTATTTCTAACTCATCAATTCTTTTTTTGAACTGGCGGTTGATATTTGACTGCTCAGTTTTTAAAATAGGATCATATTTATCGTTCATACTTTAATCACACCTTTTAAAAAAAATGAAAATAAGGGAAACCCCCTTATTCAGTAATAGTCATGATACCAGACGGTTCCATGATATTTAAACCAGCTTCAGTGAAGATGTAATAATTACTTCTTTGAGGTTCATCAGGTTCACTGATTTTAATGTTAATAAATGATGGTGGTACTTGATTACCATTTTCATCATATAATCTGCCTGATTCTGATTCAGATTCCATGCGTGCAAGTATACTGTAGTCAGGGTCTGCGTATTTTTCAATAGTTGCAGTAGGGTTAACAGTATCTCTTGCAATTTGAGTACCTTGTGCTAATTTAGCAGTAGGCACATACTCGAATTCTGATTCATCAGTTAAACCTGCTTCAGTTAATGCTAATTTAACATATAAAGCATCTTTTCTATTCAAGTACATTTTGTTTGGACTGAACCCAGTATCATTATCATTTTGAAATTCCATTGCATCTTTGATTTTAATCTCATTAGCAAGGACTTCAAAACCAGTAATGTCTTTGCTAATTGGAGTTAAATCATCAGGTGCAGTTGCTCCACTACCTGCCATTAATCCGTTCATGAATAAGTCATCATAGTAATTAATGATTCTGCCAATTGATTTGTTAATGAAGATTTGTAATGTTGAGTCTAATCTTCCACGGTCAGCTACTCTTTTACTCATTCTGAACATGAAACCTTTAGGTTTTGTGGAACCTCTTAATTCTGATGGTTCACCGAATTTGATTTCAGTGAAGTCAACACCTTCACTTGTAGTGATCGGATTACCGGTTTTTACATCAGGGTTTTCTGATGCTAACATGTTGGTGAATTCACCTGCAATGTTTTGATTCATAGGCAATTCATTTAAGATAGCCATACGGTTGAATATTTGTTTTTGAGCATAGATTTCAAGGTTGTGTGCTCTTTCGTCGAATAATAAAGGTAATACTTCCATTATAAAAGTCCTCCATAATTTAATTTAATTTTATTTGAATCCTGCAATAACTTGATTGTTAGAGTCGATTGCAGTTAAAGCGATAATATCAGTTGCATTCTCTGATTCTTCATATTCGTCAATGTCAGTTGAACCGTATTCAAGATAATCGCCAAATGCAATTGATTCCCCTGTTTTACAGGTTACAGTTTCAATTTTCTTAAAGATAGTTTCAATACTGCATTCTCTAAGCATGCCTGCAGTTTTTGCTTGTGCAGCAGTATAATCTTTAGTTGGATTGGTTTCAAAGTCTAATGGATTAGCATATGCTACTCCAATTACAACGTCACCGGCAGTGGCGTTTTTAACCGCCATGTCGCCGTCGAGTGTGACTTTGTTGTATTGTTCAACTGCGTCTGCACAGTGAGGTTCTATACGATTTCCACCTACACCATGGGTTTTAATGATGCTTATTGCACCTTCGTGGCATTTAAATGGTGCCACTATTCCTAATTTACCTATTAAAAGGTTGTCAACCATTTTCTAATTCCTCCTTTTATTTTAAATAGTTGGTAATTTGTCCCATAAGTTTGGATGGGACTGGTTTGGATTTAGGTTTACCGACGTCAACGAGAGGTTTAGCGTCTTTGTATAAATCCATAAATGTATCATTGTCTGATAAACATAATTTTTTAGCTGCTTCTTTCTGTGAAGGTAAAATTATACCTTTTTGAATGTAAGCATCTACGGTTGCTTCAGCTCTTTCTTCAACTAATTCATCAACTGTTGCTTGTAAACTTTTGATTTTTTCTGCTTGTTCGAGTTTTTCATTTACTTCATCGTTTAAATTATCAACAGTTTCGTCTACTTCATCGTTTTTTTCTTTTAGTTGTTTTTTGAGTTGTTCTATTTCTTTGTCTTTGTCTTGGATTGTTGTTTCGTAGTTTTCTTTTATTTTTTCGAATTTGTCCAAGTCATCATTTTTTTCTTGTTTTTGTTGTTTTTTTGGTGGTTTTTGTTCTCCACCTTCTTTGTTTTCATTACCCATTATTGATTCACCTCAAAATTTTTAGTGTATAGCCTCCGCTAACATTAGTAGCATCATCGGGGAAAATTGTTTAAAGCCGTAGCTAAAAGGAATAAAAAAATATAAAAAATATAAAAATTTAATTGATAATTTTAATAAGTAATCCATTCATAGTATATACTTCACCACCAACACCCGCAGGGGAAGTAAATATTTCTGTAATGGTGTTCTTATCAAAATTAAAATTAACTACTCTTGTTACATCATCAACAGAGCAAGTAATAGTGATTTCAGTTTCATTAATACTAAGTATTGGATTGTTTCTGAAGTCATCATGGATTTCAATATTCTGTGCAGTATCTGATAATGACAAATTAACATTAGTTATTTCCATTAATTCTTTTAACAACATATTATCACCATAATAACTCTCCATTTTTCATGAGGTCTTCAAAGTATTTAGCACGATTAGGATTTAGTTTCTTGAAGTCTTCTTTAGATATTTTAATATATCCTCTACCTTTAAGGGCATCTTGAACAAGATATGTTCCTGAAGACATAACCCCTCCAGATTCTGCAAAATCTTCAAAGATTTTACTATCTCCACATTGTCTCGCATATGTTGAAACAAATGTTTGACCACCAGTTTTCTTTTTGGCTCTCCTATCTTTTGTAACACTTTTCTTGTAAGCACTACCTTTTTTAGCACTATTTAATAATTTTAAATTTCTTGCTTCATCTTCAGGAGTCATTCTAATATCAACACAATGCCACATTTCATGGTGCATTACTCCTTTAAGATTACCTCCATTGATTGAATCTTTCAGTTTGTAAAATGCTCCTTCAAATACTTCAAGTTTAAAGTCATTTACACCAATTGTTACACAACCTTGGTCTAAATTTTTACCTTGAATTTCAATTATAGGTGTAGCTCTTTTTTGAATTGGAGTTGCAGAATTATAATATTCTAATACTTCTTCCATATTCCTTTTTTTGAGTCCACGATTTGTATAATCAATCCAATCACTATTTTTAGAAATATTAAATCTAATAGGAGTTTCATATTCTTTATCATAAAATGTTACTTTAGTATTACTTGCTTCAACTAATTCAAATCCATGCTTTTCTGCTAAATTTTCCCATAAATTAGATTCATGAGTGGTTTGAATATCTTTTTTAATTTTAACATTTGGATTGATAGATTTTTTTTCAGGAGATAATTCTTCTAAACCAACATCTTTTAAAACATCTGCAAGTATATTATTAATCATATCATCATCAGCACCTACAGTTTGTTGTGTAGATTTTTGAGATGGGGTTTTGAGTTGATTTAATTCATCTTGGAGACGTTTAACATCCATTTCAAATGTTTTTGCTAAATCAGAATTTCCTCTTTTCCTCCATTTGTCTGCTATTGCTTGAACATCTGCAATTTCTTTCTCAAGTTCGGAAATTTTAGAGTTAACTGATGGTTCAGTTTTAGTAGTAGGTGTAGCAGCTGTTGTTGGTTTTGATGTTGTAGTAGTTGTCGATTTATCCAATCCTTCATCATCATCCTTAATGAAAAACATAGCAAAACAACGACAATTAGGATGTAAAGGAGGCAACATGCCCACATCATCAATACTAAACTCATTCTTAGCCCAATTATACCTTTCAGCACAAACAGGACAACAAGTATCACGACAATCCACCTTAAAATGAGTAGCACCACGCTCACGGTTAATCACATAATCAGAAGCAGTAGCAGTACGTGCAATCTCAGTCCTAGCAATAACCCTAGCACGAGTATTCTTAATCTTACTAATACTATCACTAATATTAGCAGCAATCTCATCCTGAGACAAATTATTATTATAACCATCACTTACAATGTCTCTGACATCTTGTTTGATATCGTCACCAACATTAGTGATCAAGTCACCAACACGATTTTCAATAGTCAATCTAGTTAATTCTTTTTGTGCAGGTCTACTAAATTTATGATTATTGGTTTCTTGGAGTATGATTTCAGTTAATTTATCTTTATAACCAATTGCAACTAATGGATTATCAACTATAACCTCCTTATGTTTAGTAAGGAATGATTCCAATGTATCTGATGTTTTAACACCATTACTCAGACGTTTAATAATTTTATCAAAAGTAGTATCAGTGAGTAATATTCCTTGCTTGATTAATTTATCCTGCGATGGCATCTAAATCCTCCAAAATATCCTGAGTACTAATATCATCTAATGGTGGTTGATAACTAAAATCTTCAATAGGCATTTCTGGTTCAGTATTCGCATACTCCACACCCGCTTCAGATTTAAACAATAAAGCTAATGATTCATGAACTGCACTATTCTCACTATCAATAACTCCACTATCCATTAATGGTTTAACAATTTCAAATAATTTCTTCATATCTCCACTAGTGAATTTATCAAAACTAAATACTGGTGCTTTACGGTTTTTACCATAATTGAATTCCACTACACGATTCACAATACTTTCTTGAATAGTGTTTGCTATTTCCTCAAGTATTCCATCAAAAACCATACTACCAAATTCAAGCTGTGTTTGTGACTGTGCATATGTACCAGTTTGACTATTATCACCCATTAATAAGTTTCCAATGAACATACGACGGAATATTTGATTATCTTTATAAGCCAAAGCATTAAAGAATATTTCACCATTATGTGAACTTTCTAATACTCCAACATCTTCCTCAACATTAACAGTCATACCTAAAACACCATCAGCTATGTCATCAAATGCATTTAACATTTCATCACGACTGATTTCATCCCTTGTTTTACCATACAATGTAGGTGAACCGTTTCTTTCTGCGAATGTCATTAACCAATCCATTAAATTTTCTTTATCCTCAACAATAGGTAAGAAATCATGTAATAAACCATTGCCTTCTTTCTCATCATATAATGAATTATAACTATACAATAAACATTTATCAATAGGAATCTCAATATCATCATCATTAACCTGTTGATGAATACTTACCAAATTTCCAGTTTTATCATCATAAGTGAATGGATCTTCTTGTAATGTTTTAATATGGATTGGAACAGCATTAGTCACAACTAATTTACCATCATCATTAACATCAAAAATTAACTCATGAACATTAAAACCCCATAATATAGCAGGAGTCATCTGCTTAACTAATGATTGGATTTCAATATCCATATTATTCAACATATCCTGTATTAAATCATACACTTCACTATTCTCATCATCAGTATCTGTAAGTATCCATTTTTTACTTGATAATAAGTATTTCAGTATATCAAAACCAGTACTGACTTGAGTATCACGCAATATACTCAATCCTAATTTATAAGGTATGATTTTACCATTGTCTTTTCTGCTGAATAAACTGTTATAACTTGTTAATTTATTTTTAGCTGCACCTACTGTAGATGCTTTACTTTCACGTTTAAACAAACGCTTACCTATTGATTCTAATAATCCCATATTATCTTAACCCTTTACGTTTTCTTTTACCTGATGTTTTAACTCCATGACCTGTATTTTGAGATAAATGATTATATGCATAAGCTAAAGCATCGATTAAATCATCATGAGCTGCTAAAGGAAATCCTTTTAATTGATTTAATAATAATTCACGTTGATTATCATTTAAAACAAAACGAATTTTACCTTGCATTAAAGCTTGTTTAAAACCCTGAGCCCTATCAACTTTTGACCCTACAGGTTCAGATTGTTCAGTCATATAACCTGCGAACTGTTTTTTATATTGATTATATAATTCTTTAGCAGCACCGCCTTTAGTTCCAGTTTCAATAAGTATGCGAACATTTGGATTATCTTGCTTTGCAGTACGCTTCAGAACATTCAACAAATCATCACCGTACCTTTTCATATTAACATCAGTTACATAGTAAGTGTCATCAAGTAAACGATACATTTTACATGATGCTGTGTAATCATTATCTTTACCTGGTTCATCGCTACTATAAGCTAAATCCCATGATCTGACTCTGCCTGTGATTAGTGGGTTGGTGTATTGGAATGATTCTTCAAATATCACCCAATCTAAATCAAAGAAGTCACCAGTTTCATCTAATGGTTGGCCTTGGTATTGTGCTTCAAATACTCTGTCACCAACTTCTTTTCTTCTTTCTTCAAAGAATTCTGGTGTGTATTTATTGGGCCATATGCAAGTGCCATCTTCATTTAATGCTTTTAATTCTATGAATTCATATTTTTCAGGATGGTTTTCTTTTAATCGACCTATAATATCTTGAGTATGCCATCTTGTACCTAGGACAATTAATTTACTGTGTGGTTCAAGACGTGGTATGATAATTTCTTTGAACCATTCGTATAGATCATCTAATAATTTCTGTGATGTGTCTTTGAAACCTTTTATTAAATCATCACATATTGCTATATCTACATCAGTACCTGTGATTGTTCCACCGACACCTACGAGATTTATACTTCCTAATAGTTTGCCTTCACTATTTTCAAAACGAAATGAAGCTTTCGCATGTTCTGCTTTGGATAGGTAAATATCTCTAGAAGCTAGTAAATCTTTATAGTCTATGAATAATTGTCTTAATCTTGTACCGAACCTATTAGCTAATTTATCATTATAATTAACAATCAAGATATTAAACTCTGGATTCAATAAGATTAACCAGAACGGGAATGATAATGTTATTGTTGAAGATTTAGCAGTACGTGGTGGTTGAGTTACACATAAACGGTCCTTAACATCATCATCTAATATTACACTCATTAAAGCTTCAGATAATTCATCAACATGCTCAGCAGGAATACTATTTTTAACAGTTAATGTACTGTAAACATCATAAGGAGTTAAATCTTCAATTTCAGAAATATCATAAACAATATTATTTTCCATTGCTTCTAAGCTCATTTAACTCACGCCGTTTCTGCTTAACACGCTCTAATAAATTAACAGTAACATCTTTATTAACATTAACTTCAACATTAGTCTCTTCCTGTTTTAAAATATTAGTCTTAGCATTCACAGCACTAATACCCTGCTGACGCATCTGCAATTTTAACTTTTCAACTTTAACTTGGTCACATTCAGGGTCACCAACTAATCTATCAATGTCAACTTGAGTATTAAATGAATCTTCAATAATTTCATCCAATTTTTCCAAATCACTTAATGATTTTTTAACTGCCTTGTTTTTTTTCCTTTTACTTTTTATTTCCTGCTTTTGTATAGCTTCTTTTTTCTTATTATATTCAATAGCAACTTCTTTAGAAATATTCAATTTATTCTTACGATAGTTGTTTATAGCAGTATGAGAGATATGTTCATTAAATTCATTTTCCAAGTAAGTAGATACAAACCTTGGAGATTTTCCCCCTAATAAAAGGTCATCTATTTTATCTCTATGTTCGCTTCTTTCAACTGCACTTCTTGGAGGCATGATATCCATCTCATATTTTTATTATTGTAAAGGTTTACATAGTGTAAAGTGTAAAGGTTGTAAAGGTTTACAGTTGTAAATGTTTAAATTTAACATATCATTAACATTGTTATATTATTGAAGGTTTCTTAAAAATTAAAGTATATGTGTTAAAATTAATGATATGCCTGCTATGCATACACCTGCTCCAGTGAACCCTATTCCAATAACCCATTTTAATGTGTTGTTAGTAGTTTCTAATGCTGTGATGCGGTTGTTTTGTTTGTTAATTATATCTTTAAGTATACTATCATCACGTTTGGATGCTAGTATTATTTCATTAACACAATCTTTGATATCATCAATTTTCTTTTCCATTCTTTTATTGTCTTCTTTCAATTCATCTAACCTTTGTTTTTTATACGCTAGTTCTGCATCTAATCTTTCGATTGCTCTTGATTGTCCTATGAAGTGGTCTTCATGCACACAATTACATTCAGAAGTCATGTTGCTTCCTCCTCATTTAAAAGAGTAGTCCATGTGTACCCTCTTCTTCTAACATATGCATTAATCATAGATACAGTCAACCCAGTATAATCTGAAACTTTTTTCATGGTTTTTAATTGTTTCTTCATTTCTTTAAGAAACCATAATCCCCCCCACTCTTCAATTTCAGAAGTGCCCCATCTTGGATTATTTTCACCATTAACATCTGCATGATTTTCTGAAATTTTTTTACAGGTTTCTGGTGAAAACCTTTTTCCACTATTAATGCCTTTTTTCCCATAAAATGGGTTTTTTTCGCCCATCATATGTATAGATGCATGTTCAGATGGAGTTAACATTTGCAAATTAGATATGTCATTATTTAATTTATTTTCATCAATGTGATGAATTACATATCCTTCAGGAATGAGGCCGTATGTTTCTTCATAAACCAATCGATGTATAGTTTTACCATAATTTCCTTCCTTTTTACTAACAACCCTATAATATCCGCAATCAATTATTGCAGTACCAAATCTAGTTTGAATAGTGTCCATCATCATCTTCACCACCAATACTGGAAGTGTATTCATCATTTAGTATTGGTTCAGTTGGATCTATAGTATTATATTTTTCAGATACCATTTGTTCTGCAACTTCAACTCTTCTGTTTTCAGTTGTTTGTGTAACGATATATCCTGCAATTAATACGATTAATGGTATTAAGTGTGCGTATTCTGCAGGTATGATTTGTGTTAATCCATCTTGTCCAATGTATGTTATGAATGCTGCAATGAACGATATTGCAGTTGCTATTTTACTTTTGTTTTTATAACTTTCGATTGCCATAATATCCTCTTAATTAAATAGAATCTTTTAAAATTGCTGTAAGGGGTATCGAAACCCCATGCACCAATACAGTCTTCAGAGATTGAAATATATGTAGTATATTTAATTGAAATTTTTAGCTGTATTTGCTACAGCATATAAAAATAGAGGGAATAAAAAAGAATTTTTAGAGGTTTTTTTATTAAATCCAAATCATGAAAGAAATATTATGAAAGTACGCATATGAATTTGTTACAACTTATCAAGGTAATTAATGAAATTATTAGCAAAGTTTAAATAAAGAGAGTCGAAATTATATTGTGTTTCATTCCACTTATTCTTTTTTATTCTCCTTTAATGTCTGCCATAGGGATAGATGATTCGTTTACCTGCAACATACTCTATACTAGCTGATGTTATTAACCCACAGTGTGTGCAGATTGTTTCATCTTCATCTATTGTTGTGGTTAATTCGTTTCCACATTCTGGGCAGATATTTGGCAGAGGCTTGACAAATGATTTCAGGAAAAATAATCGTGGGTCTAACCATTTCTCATCTTTCATTTGTTTATGTCCTCTTACTATACTATTTGACATTACTAGAACCATCCTTGTTTTAAGCTTCTTTTTTTAATATTTCATGGTTATAATATTTGCTTTGTGTGTATCTTAATTCTGTTGTTCTCATTAATTGGAATATTAATCGATTTTGTATTGTTGTGAATTTTGCTTGTGTTAGTTTGTATTTTCGTGTTATGCTTAATTTTGATATGTTTAATCGTGGTTTGTCTTGTTTTCTTTGTATTAAGATAAATGCTAGTATTATTGTTTCATTACTGGACTTTCTATTGAATGATTTAAATTCATCGTTAAATCTGTCAATCCAGTATCTGATTTGTAATATTTGTGTTTTTGTTAAATGGAAGGGTATTTCTGTTAGTAATTCATCTAATATTAAGTGTCTGTGCTTTCTTCGGTTTTCACTTCTGATTTTATTATGATATTCATTACTCATTTTTTCAGCAGGATTTATCCGTTGGTTTCTAGTAAGGTCATAGCCTTCTGGTTTGTAGTATTTTTTGAGTAAGTTGTTTATATCAGACATTATTTTAATCCATCCATTATTTTTTGTGCTATTGTTTCACCTATTCCAGGTACACTTGTTAGTTGATCCATTGTTAATTTTTGCAGGTCATCTAATGTTTGTAGGTTTAGTGTTTTGATGATTGCTGTTGCTTTTTTGCTTGATATTCCGTAGTTGCAGTAGCATAGCCAGTTAAAGGCATTGTTTTTATGTTTTCGTGGGAATTTTTTCACTATTGGCTTTTGTGATAGGTCTTTTTTAGCTTGGATATACATTTTATAAAAAGCTTCATTTATCCACGGAGCATAACATTCAATCACTGTGCTGTATCTGTTAATTGATGCTATTGCTCCATGGAATTGGAATATTGTTACAGGAACATAATGTTTTGTCAATGCTAAACATTTTGCTCTGTCATGTTCATTACCATGTATTAAAACATAATGCCAATCATAGTTTTCTGCTTGGTTTATGGCTTCATTAAACACCCTATTATCTTGTATTGATGCTATAAAGTCCGCCATTGTTTTGTATTCAAATGCTACTTTATGGTCGAACACATAATCGCCATATTGGAGGTCGCAGACTTCTGTTTCTAATCCTAATTCTTTGCCGAAGTATTGTTCTGCTTGTTTTATCCTTGTTTGTTCTTTATCTGATATTTGAACTAACATTATAGTAACTCCTTGATTTTGTTTAAATCGTTTTTTGCTTCGTGTATACTGTTTTCTAGTTGTTGTAGTTGTTGTTGTATTTTTGTATAGTTTTTGTCTGTGTTTATTTGTTTTTCTAGGTGATGTATTTTGTTTTCGTATTCTGTTAGTGTGTTGTGTAGGTCTTTTGCTGTTACTATGTTTGTGCAATTATATGACCTTCCTTCCCCATTTGAGTATACTCTTGTTTGTTTGATATTCCATTCAGTCAATTATAATCATCTCCATTTTTTTACATTAATTTAGTTTGTCCTTTTCCGACATAATCCCAATATCTTTTTTCAATAATTTCACAATAATCTTTACTTAATTCCATAATCAAACATTTACGATTAGTTTTTTCACATGCTATTAATGTACTTCCACTTCCACCATATAAATCTAATACAACATCGTTAGGTTCTGTAAATTCTTTAATCATCTGTTCAAGCAATCCTACTGGTTTTTGAGTAGGGTGTACTCTTTCTGCTAATTCTTCTTTACGGTCTCCACTTCTAACCATTCCACTCCAACTGTGCCAATACATTAAACAGGATTTACCTTTTAAATTTGTCCAACATAATTCAACATCGCTGAAGTTATTTCGTTTATATTCAAGGCTTGATTTTTTAAACCATACTAACCATCTGTGATTATTCGGTAATTCATGAGCGAAGTTATTTGCACCAAATATGATTGAGGGTACATTTAAATCAAGCAAATGTTTAGGATTGAATGGTTTATCATCACCTATTACTGGTTTATAGAGTCTTGGCTGAACAATGCCTGGGCTTTCCAACTTTACCATATGCAATTTGCCCCCCCCCATCTTGAAGCCTGGTTTTGAGGCTGTTCCGACTGTTCCCAGTCTTGTTGAAGGTTGGTGGTTTTGCCCCTCCAATTGTTGCCATTTGCTCTCTCTCTCTCTCTCTCTCTCTATTTTTGAATGGTCTAATGGCTGTGCCACCTTGTCCTCCGATTTGCCCCCCCCTGTTTTGACTATATCAATTCCATATGGTGGGTCTGTTAATAACAAATTGACATTAAAATCAGATATTAGTTTATTTACATCTTTACTATTAGTAGCATCTCCATTCAATAACCTATGATTGTTTAATTCTATGACTTCACTCATTCTATTACTCCAATACCATCTAATAATTGTTTTAAAACATTTTTTCCAATTGCGGTGCGTTCTGTTTCGTATGCTTCTTTTATAATATGTTTTATCCGTTCAGTTTCTTTTTCTAATTCTCTACGGCTAAACAGTTTATTATCAGAGCATTCTTTTAATTCAAATTGTAATTTTGCATTCTCTTTTTTTAACTGCTCATTCTCATCAGATAACATTTCATATACTTCTAACCAAGCACGAGCATCTGCCATTGTATCTAATCTTGCAAGACACCTCTCATTAACTTCATCAATTACAAGAAAATACCTATGTCCATCAAACTCAATTTTAAATTGTTTTTCACTCATCAATAGTCCTCCTAACAATCTCCATATATTCAGACATAATTTCATCGTCTATTGGTTCTTCTATCTCATTAAACAATTTATTCAATCGGTTAAAATTCTCATTTAATGATTCGATTTTCATTCTTAATCGTTTATTGTCCTTTCGTAATTGTTCATTTTCATCTACAAGTTTTTCTAATGTAATTACATAATAATTTAAAAGATTAACCACTTCTTCAACTGTATCAAAATTATCAAGTGTAACTTTGTCAATTAAAGTACCTGCATCATCAACCATATACCTTTCAGCACTCATTCTTCCACCTTGTTGTGAGGATTGTTTTCATCTACAATTATGTAGTCATTAAAATGAGCAGTTATGCAATTGAGCAGTTGTTCGTTTGAGTGGTTGCATTGGTTATAACAATCTGCACATTCTGTTTCGTAGTATGTTTGTACGAATTTTTTTGTACAGTCATCTATCTGCATTATGTGTGCTTCTCTTGTTAAAAATTCTTCATTCATTCTTCCAACTCCTTTACTAATCCTAACTCTAATGCTTTCCGATATTGTTTATCTTCCATCATTAATCTACAATCTAAAAAATATGTACTATAATAAGTACATTTATCACAAATACAAGTATGCTCATATTTACATCGCTTATCTTCACCAATATCAAGATAAACATCTCCATATGATATGCTTGTAGTTGGTTTTGTATTTTCTTTTAATAATTTTCTTAACTTATTAATTTCTTGAATAAAATAAGAATTTGTTCTCTCTTGTTCGTTTAACACATCTAAAACTTCATTCATTGATGTCATACTGGCATTCCCATATCTTTTATCAATTACAGCCACTATTTTACCATCTTCACCATATTCTGCAACAAATTTATCCTCACTCATTATTTTCAACCTCTTTTCCATAACTCTTTTTTATCCACATTTTCACTTTCAATTTTGACAGTGTGATGGATCAACTTAAACTTTAACCTGTTACTGCAACTGCAGGTATAGGTATATTCACCAAATATTAACATCCATATTTTATGATGTAATTTTGGCTGCCATACTCTACCACAATTGCAGTATTGATGTTCAGGATTCATTTAATACTTGCTCCTTTAACTCATAACGTTTATTATAATCCCAATTACACTCCTTTAATAATTCAACCATCCGTTTAGCTTGTTTCTTATGTTTGAAACTTGCAAAATGTAATCTTACACCATCCACGTATTTATTCACTACCCAGTAAGTATGTCCACGAGTAGTGATTTTATTATAATTCTGTGGATGTGTTTTCTGATTTAGTTTTCTTTTACCCCAGTTATTGTATTTATATCGTAGGTTTATCATTTGTTCTTCTTTGCAGTATTTGAGTAGTTTACGGTAAGTGTTTTCGTTTATACCCATTATCTGTTTTATTTTGTTTTTTGATAATGTGTGTATATTATAGTATTTTGCAAATTCATCTGCTAATTCCAGATAATTATCATTTCCATCAATTATGTTGAATTCCATAGTTTCACAACTTATGCTTATTATTGGCATATGTGTATCATATGCAAACATTTTCTTTGTTGGTTTTGGATACTCTACAGTATCCATCAACTCAGCAACTTTGATAATGTAATTTTCATCAATCATACTTACAAACTCAAACAATGTCTTATCAAAGGAATATAATTTTTAATCCACTTAATAGATAATTCTAAAGAATCAATTTCTTTACTTAAATCAATCAACATATCCTTAGCATGTTGCTTACGTACTTTTTCACTAGTACTACCATACAATGTTTTAAAATCAATATCTGAATTGTAAACAATATCAAACTCTTTTTTATCATACTCTTCTTTCAGTTTACATAATGCAATTTCTTTAAGTGATAATTCATCAACCAGGTTTTCCCATGTTATCAATAATTTTTCAACAGGTACATCTGTAATAACACAACCGCACCATTCTTTAACTTCTTCCTTTTTTTCAGTTTCATAAGCAATTAATTGCTCCCAATTTCCATTATCATTTAATTTATAATCTATAATCATTCTACCATCTCCAATTTTAAAATTAAATTATACAATCTACCATCAACATTACCTTTACAAACCGCACATTCATTACCATTCTCAATAAGAAAATCCACAGCATCCTGCACAGTTAACTTCATAAAATCCGCTGAACTAAACTTCATAAAAATTATCCTCCATTAACTCTAATAGGTTTTGGAATAGGTCTAGGACCATTATTTCCTTTAATTGCTTCAAGAAAATACTCATTAAATAAAAACTTATATTTCCTTAACAATTTCTCAAAATCATTATCAAGAATATAACAATCACAATAATCATCCATATCTCTTATACCCCTACCATAAGCCTGCATTAAAGGCATAATAGTTTGATAATTATACCATGATTCATCATAATGCATACGAATATTAACCTGCTTACCTGCAAGACTTGGATATGGTATTTTAAAAATTATCTGGAATCTACATTTATCTCCTTTAAAATCAACACCATCTTTTAAACCTGCACCAACAAGAATGATTGGTTTATTACTATTTTCAAATCTTCTAATAGTATCTTCTCTTGTTTCACCTTGAGCTACCCATACGTTATTTGAGTTTAAACTTTTCTTAATAAACCATGCTTGCTGATTACTACTAGTATGAATAACTCCTTTCTGATTTTTATGTTTCTGAATAATCTCTTTAATTTTAACAATATTACGTGGATTATTCCACCTATTATTACTCATACTACCTACATAAGATTTTATAATAGGTCTGTTTGCTACAGGAAATGGACTTTTAACATAAAGATAATAAGTTTCTTTTGGATCTATTCCTATCCATTCACAAAATTTATCATGATTTCCTAATGTTCCAGTCATGAATAATCTGATGTTTCCAAATTGTAATAATGAATCTGAATAGTCAGTAATTTTTAATGGTTTGAATTCAGCTTTTAATCCATTATAGAATCTGTTATTTTCAAGTTTGTCTTTTAGAATATCTTTTTTAGTTGGTAATTCAATAATGAATTTTGCTTCAGTATCTTCAAGTTGCACTATTAAATAATTGAACTTGCCAATTTCTTTTTCATATAATTCACGAAGTTTTCTATTTTTTTCATTTCTTTGTTTTCTTGAACCAATTTCAATTAAATGATGTAGTACACCAACCCAGTAATCAACATTATCAATACTTTTTAAAGTTTGACCTTCAGTTATTGGATAAAAAATATCAATACCATATCTTTTAAAAATAGTTTGCCTATTCAATGTTTTACCAATAAAAGACATAACTTTCTTTTCCAGATTATGTGATTCATCTAAAACAATTAATTCTCTTTCAGTGAATAAACTTGCATAATTACCTGCCATATATAAGTAATCATAATTAGTTAACATTACTTCTGATGACATAGCATGTTTTAATGCACTACGATAAGGGCATGAATCACAATGAGGTATTTTTGTTTCAGCACCATCATTATAATCATCAATATAACAATTATCACAGGTAGTGTCTGTTCTTTGACAATTATAATTACTTTTACCTTTGATTTCTGCTAACATGTAATCAAAATCATCTAAATATTGATTTTGTAATTGTTTAGTCATTGTTAGAATATAACTGTCACCAATGTAATTAGCAATAGTAGTAGCTATTGCTGATTTTCCAGTACCTGTTCCTGCTTCAACAATGATATTTTTAAAACCCATTTCAATAGCTTCAATAATTTCATTGATTATTCTTTTTTGTTCAGGTCTTGGTGGATATTGTTTTAATGACCAGTATCTGTTATATTTCCATGAATCCATATCCTTTAACCTCCTTATTTTCAATTATATTATTCCTTGATTTTCTTAAATTTTCTAAATCTGTATTTAGTATTGTTATTCTATTCATTGTTGCTTTATAATCAGCACAGTTTGATGTTCCTTCATTTTTGATGAATTTTAGGTCATATATTCTTTGGTGGAGTTCTGATTCTATTTTATGAATGTCTGTTTCTAATTGTATTCTGTTATTGTTGAATATGCAGTAGTGTTGATGTGTGCAGTTGTTATGCTTGTCATCTCCAGAACTATAATAACAGGTGTTTAGATCATTCATTTTAGCATCACTTTTTTTGTTACTTTGTTACTTTGTTACTTGCTTGTTTTTTGTTACTTTGTTACTTTGTTACTTCAAGGTAACAACATAAAATTCATCAGAAGGGGGTACGTTCTGTCCAGAAAAGTAACAAAAATCAAAACCTTTAGAAAATGCTCCAATCATATGATTAAAACATTCTCCATGCTTTGATTTGTTACTTTGCCAAAAAGTAACAAAAGTAACAACCAGGTAACAAATTTAATTTTCCACCTCAAAGTCAACATTTGGATATAAAAATCCCATAAATTCATCAAACTTAATTTTAATAACTTTCATTTGTTTATGCCTACTAACTCTAGTATTACCATATTTCCAACCTAACAATTCAGATAAACTTTTCAAATCACTACAATATGTTAATGATTCCCCAATAGCTTTTCTCAACCCCTGAGTTAAACAAATATATTTAGTACCATTTCTACTAGTGAAAGGAATAGCCCAAGTTAACATACGATTATTAACAATACTCCAGTTAATACCAGTAAAATCATCACTAGTAGTAGCTTCTTCAACATCTAATGTTACAGAAGATTTATTACCATAAGTATCATAAGTATTAACTTTTTTACGAGCATTATTAAACTCCTGGACAAAAAAATTCCTAATATCTTCACGTTGACTATCATCCAAATCTTCAAGACTTTCAGATTCTGCCCAAACAGTTAACCATTCAGGTACTTCAACACCCATACTATCATAAAATTTACTAACAATTTTATCTGCTGTAACCCTCCAATCATCCAATAATAATGAAGGGTCACCAACTATCTCACTTGCTGCAAATTGCCCCATATATTGTAAATCTTTCAAAGGAGAAATAGTAGGAGTATTAATATGAAATGTTTTTTCAAACTCTTTTTTCTCAAATTCAGATTTCCTTTGAGAATAACTAAAAGATAAAACATACAACCTACGAATCAAAGCATCATCTTCAGGTAAATATTGATTAGCAGTAAAACACACAGCACTAAAAGCAGGAATACCACCAAAATATGAACCTTTATACTTTGACCTACCAGTTGTAGATTCAACACAAACTTTCACCATCTCATTAGTACTTGACCTATTGAAAACTGCTGCAGGTTCATTAACAAGTATAGGGTCACATGACCTACTAACTTTAGCACCTAAACGAGCAACAGTATCAAAACTAGAACCTCCAACATTATTTTCAGTATTAGGTATACTATACAAATACAATCCAATTTTACCAACAGTAGTTTTACCAGAACCTGCAGAACCTTTAAGATACATCCAAGGCATCCATTTACCTGCTTGTTTCATAGCATAACTAAACTCAGCCATTAAATACCATTTTAAAACAGTAGATAATGTATCAAGATTATCTTTGAAAAAATGAGTTAAACCATCTAAAACTTTAGCAGCTTTACCTAACTCAAGACTAGATGGAACACTACATTGTCTTTTAACTGCAGTAATTTTATCATTATCAGGATTATAATAAAATCCTGGGTTATCAATATCTTCTTTAATTTCAGCCAATCCTTTTTGAATCATAGTATTAATAGTACATGATAAAGCACCACTAACTAATCTAGGACTATGACTAAAACCCGCATTAATAAGATACTGTTCAATTTCCTGTATTGTTGCACCAGTAGATTCACCTGCAGTAACAAAATTACGAGATGTAACATTACTTGTCCACACAATTTTAAATGTTCTGGGTTGATCCAATAATGGACTATCATAAACAATTAATTTTTGTGGTACTGCTTCAATAACAGGAGTGTCTTTAGTATCCTGACCTTTTTTAGTAGTAATTATTTTTTCCTGGTAAATTTTTTTGGTTTTAAAATTAACTTTGATATTTGTATCTTCGTTAATTTCACCTTTGATTGTTCCTTCAGTTTTACGAGGTTCAATTACAGATTCCACATTATTATATTCTTCTTTTGTTAAAAAATCTTGTAATTTACTTCGAGCAGGTAATGTAATTATACCTTGGTAAATATTGTCGATTTGTGCTTGTAATCTATTAATATTAGTTAATGTGCTGATAATTAAGCAAGTAGACTCTACGTTAACATAGTTATCATAGAGCCATTGAGCTACATAAGGTAAAATTGCCCTATCTAACTCTTTTGTTGTGTAAGGTAGTTCTTTTAAAGTGTTGACTATTGATTCAACTCTTTTATCAGATAATCCTCTATAACTGTCATTACTTGCTTCATTACTCATATTTTACTCCAATAATTTTTTAGCTTCATCATATTCTGCTTTAGTTACTTTACCCATATCCCATAAATCTAAAAGTTTATCTGTAACACTTGCATGATTTACAGTTTTTTCATTAGCTTGTAATTCTTCAACTGCTAAACTTAATGCTTTATTTTCATCACAGATTTCTTTAAAAGATTTTTCTACAGGTTTAGCTTCAACTTCAATAGCCTCATCTTTTTTAGGTTTAATGGAAGTTTTAGTTGTTTTTGGTTTTTTCTCTGAATTGTTTGGATTTTTAGGTTTTTTTGGTTTAGGTTTAACTGATTTGGAGTTACCATTTATACCTTCAAGTTCCTCAGCACTTACTTCCCCGCCACCTACCAAGTCTGAAATTGCTCTTGATTTCGCTCTGGTATGAGCTGTTGTTAACACATCATGTTCAGCATTGTTGAATCGTTTACGTAACTCAAAATTAGAAGGCATTTCATTATCTTTCTTATTGATTTTATCAAAGATACTACAATCTCCAACACCAATACCGTATCTTCCATTTGGCAATGTTGCTTTAACTACAAACCATGCAGATATGATTTGATGGTCTTCTTCACGTATGATTTCTTTTTCAACAATGTCATCAGATATGTTGAATGCAGTTGCAAGTTTACGCCATGCACTTTTTTTCTTTTTTGGCACACCGTTTATTTGCTGATAATCTGATTTGTCAAGCAATGCTTTAACTAAATCTTGATAATTTTGCATAAATGCTGCTGCTCCTTCAACATCAACAATGTCAAATTGGTTTGCTAATGAGGGTGCTGTGGAATTATCCACAGCAACTAATTCATTTTCACTCATTATATCATCACCTTATTCTTCAGCGTAGTAATCATCATCCATGACAACTTCAGTATCATAACTGCTGTCATCATCAGGCCATTCAACTTTCCTATCTGGATCAACTTCAACATCATATTTGAAAATAGGATATTGATTATTACCTGATGGTTCGATTTTTTCTGAAACAGTAACTCTAATGTAGTCTCCTTTTTCTAAATTCACATAATATCTTTTTAAATGTGCATGTGCAGGTAATAAAGTCATTATTGCTTCATCATTTTCATCTTCACCAAGGTACAAGTTAATTCTAACTTGTTTCTTGTTATTGAAACTGCTTTCAGCAAATTCATAGATATTACCTTCTATCATATCTCCTTTTTCTTCTGGTTTCCAATAGTCCCCTACTTCTTTAGGTCCTATTTCTACTTTTTTAAATGCCATATTATTATGCCTCCATTTTTATTTCTTTAATTTTATTTAAACTATTTTTAAAGTCAATTTGACTTTGTTTCTCAAAACGTAGTAATGAGAAATTTAATCTGCCTTTGTATTCAACATAATCTGGATTTTCAGGTAATCTTCCAGATAAACTAACTAGAATGATTACATCATCATAGTTTACTTGAATACCTGCACGATTATACAAGATGTGCTTACCAGTTAATCGAGTTAAACATCTTGCTAAACTTTCATGACCAATACATGATTTAAAATTAGTTTTATGAATCAAATCAATAAATTCAGATTCATTTAAACTATAAGGTATTTGTTTCATGTTAGGGTCACGTTTCATTGATTCTGAAACACCGTTGCATAAATAAATCATATTACACCTCCATGATGATTATAATATAATCCTGATTCTGTAGCTGAAAGTCCAACAAAAACAACACAAACCATTATAAATGCAAGGAAACAGCATATTATAACAATGAAAATAATAATAGAACCATATCTTTGCATCCATGAGTCAAATCTTTTAAGATAATCTTCTTTGGTTGGTTGTTTTGCCAACCTTACTTTATCATTATTTGAAGTTCCCCAGAGTAAAACCAATAAAAGGGATAAAAAGGAAGTAATGAAATTCATAAATCATTACCTCCTACTAAGGAACTAATCTCATCTAACAGAGATATTATTTCCATAGAAGTTGGATAATCCCATCTGTTAGAATCACAGATTAATACTTTCAACAAGTTAACAGTATCAACATCAATTTTTGATACTACACTATCGAGTTTCTGATTGAAACTGACACCATGAACATCAAACTCTTTGATCAAGTTAGAATATTCACCAGTAGTGAAGAAATCACCATGGCAAACATAACCTTGATTAGCTTTACATGGTTGACATTTTTCGCTGCAACTCATGCTGTCACCTCATTTAAAAAATTAGGATTTTCTTTTATTGCATCAATTAACCTATGAGTAGTTAAATGATGTTTCATTAAGAAATCTACTTGTTCGTTTTTACTCATACTGTTTAGGAAACGATATGCTTTTTCAGTAGCATTATCATCAGGATTTTCAATCCTGTAAATTTCCCAGTATAACTGCTTTTTCTCAATGTAGATACTTTTTAATTCAAGAAAATCTTCTACATTGAGTACTTCAAAATCTTCAAGATTAATATGTTCTTTAAATTGATATCTTAAAGACTCATATTTCTCTTGGAGTTTCCTATATCTCCTTTTGAGAGTGCTAAGACTCTCTTGTTTTTCGACTTTTTCAAATGCCATGATTAAAACCCCCAATTATTCAGATTTCATCTGTTGGAGTTCTTCAAGGTGTTTACGATATAACATAGAATCAATTTTTGATTCTTTGATATCATCAAAAGTCATTTCAACACCATCTATGCTGATGGTGTCACCTTTTTCTAAAAAATAGTGGGATGACATTTATAGATCATCCCCGATGCAAGTTTTAGCATAATGGTTTTCACCATTTGCTATGAAATTTTCTTCTGCAAGGTCACTTTCACTGATGACCTGATGGTATTGTCCATCGTGTATACAGTATTCAAAAATAGGTTCGTTTGTTAACATCCTTGCAGATGCTATTGCATCTTCAGGACTTTTTCCATCACCAATGGTAAATCCATTGGATAATACTTTCCATCTATGGTCGATGGAATTTTTTTCTAAAATTAATTTATTTTCAATATTTTTCATTCATACCATCTCACTGGTTTTTTTGAAATAATTTCAAGTGTTGCCGCACTTGTAATTACTTCCTGTATAAACATTTGTTTTACTAGTATATAAAGGTATCTTTATATCTTTACATAAGTATATAAAGAAATATTGACATATATAATATTATAAAATTACTAAAAAAAGGGAGTGTATTATCTAATGTCAACAGTTTTATTAAATATTAACATTGATAAAGAATTGCGAGATGAACTCAAAATAGCAGTAATAAAAAATGATACTACTATTACTGAAATTCTTACTGAATTTATTCAACAGTATGTGAATGAAAATAAGTAAAAAAAATAATTTTTTTATTAAATTTTTTTCAGATTGTTAGTAACTTGTTGCTAAGCATAGCTAAAGCAGTACAACTCTCCATTACATCTGGAACTATTTTAATAATCTTTAAATAGTATTTAATACATAAATCATTATTGTTACGAAAAGTCATTCAATCTCACTGGTTGTTTACTTTTTTTAGTAACTGGGAGTAGATTTTGCGATGGTGTTGCCGCACCGTTTGAGCAACTTCTACTCCAAATATTACACTCTAATTTCTGTTTTTCCAATTATTTAAATTTTAATACCATCAACGAAAATTAACTATCCAATTTTTAAATATTTCTTTTCTATGATGGTTAATTATACATTTGTCTTTTTAACATATAAAGGTTTTTATTCTATTTTTTTGAATAATATTCAATAAAAAGTAGTATTTAATATTATTTTGAACACCAAAAATAGCAAAAACATATGGTAGAACATTTTAAAAAAAACAAGAAAAAATAGTAAACTGTACAAAAAAAAATAAAAAATAAAAAAAATATTTTTTACTCACCAGATTCATAACCTTTAACAACACTTAAAATCCTATTTTTAAATTTATACAAATCAGAAACATCATCAATACTAATTTTTTCACCTTTTTTACCACCATTTTTAGTGAGAGTAACTTCATCATAAAATTCAACACGTAGATGGTCTTGATTATTGAAATATAATCTAACAATAGGGAATCTTTGATTATCATCATATAAAATATTACAATAATGTTTCCTATCTCTCATAGCTACACGATTTGCATCAATGATTTCTGAAACAATAGATTTAACAATGAAATAAGCTTCTCTTTCTAATTCAGTTGTAACAATAATTTCCTCTGCTTCATCTTCAATTTCATTATTTTGTTCTTGTTTTCCTTCATTAGAAGCAACAGCATCAGATAAAGTTTTATTAATTTTTTCATTAATAATTTCATTAATAGCAATAGTGATAATAGTGCCAAATTTTTCTTTAATATTCTGAGTTAAAATCCCATCATATACCTGACGTCCAATTGCTTTTATGAAATCTTCAGTTGGATTTTCAAATTCAGATAATAATGTTTTTTTAATAAGATTACGATATTTTAAGTTATCAGCTCTAGACACTACCTCATCAACATCAAAATTAATTTTTTTGAATTTTTCCAATTCTTTAATATCTTTTTTAGTTAAGTTTGTTAAATCCAAATCCAAGAATGGTTTTTCATCCATCCTATTATTATCTTCACCAGTTGTAAAAAATTTATATTCTACACCATTTGTTAATAAACCTATTTGAATGTCTGTAATGCTGAAATATCGGTATAATTGTGATATATTTTCATCAGATAATTTGTTTGCTGCAGATTTACATTCAATAAATATTATTGGTTCGTTTTCTTGGATTAATGCAAAGTCTACTTTTTCACCTTGTTTAGTTCCAACATCTGCAGTATATTCTGCTTTTACTTCTGCAGGATTAGTTGTATCATATCCCATTAATCTTAGAAATGGTGTGATTAATGCTATTTTTGTTGTTTCTTCACTATCAATATGTTCTAATTTATCAGGGATTGTTTTAGTGAATTCTTTTAATTCATCTTCAAAACTCATAATTTTACACTTCCATAAAAATATGTATTATAGTATATTCTGTTTTTTGTTAGTATAAATATTTAATAGAATTTTCTATCCCATATTTGTAATCATTAATTTTGAATAGAAAAAAAATAGTAAAATGTATAACTATTATTTTAGATCCATCATGCTGAATAGATGTGTATTGAAATTAATAGAAAATCTTTGAAAAGTTTGTGATAATCTTTTTTCTATCCAATTACATACAAATCTATTATTAATTACAATATTGAATAGAAAATTAATCTCAATAAAAATATTAAAGTTATTTCTATTAAGTACAATAGAAAACAACAACATTCTATTATGATAAATAGAAAATCTTTGAAAACTTTCTTAACATAAAATTTCTAATTTATTAAAATTTGTGCATAACTATAAATTGAAATAATTACAAAATTATAGGTAGGAGTATTAAAAGTTGTGATAATTGTATGGACACTTTGAACTTAATATGTCATAGGAAACCTGAGAGAAGTTTCCATCTGAAAGGACATCAATTCCCAGTATGTGCTAGATGCACAGGATTCTACATATCAATGATACTATACTTCATATATACTTATTTTTTTTACGTGGATTATAATATCCTTGTACTGGTCCTCGCAATACTGTTATTAATACCCTCAGCACTAGATGGAACTACACAATTTATCGGATATCGGATAAGTAATAATTCACTTAGATTCATAACTGGTTTACTAGGTGGTTTAGGTTTAGGGATACTTATCAAAGCTTTGAAATACTTCATATATCTAAAACTAAATGGAGGCCTTTAAATTGAGTTTTATAGATAATTGGAAAGAATGGAGTACTGCGAAAAAAGCATTATCCATAATTGGAGTATGTTGTATCGGTCTTATTATAATTGGTGTGCTTTTCGGTGGAGCAATGATGGATAAAAACACATCCTCCCCTGCAAAAGATAATAATAATGCTAATAATAATGATGCTGCACAGAAAGGTGTGAAAGTAAAAATTAATTACGATGGTGAATGGAGCGGAGCACTTGGTTCTGGAGGATCAACTAAAAGTATTAGTGGTTCTGGTGAAGATACTATTGATATTGATAGTTCAACTCATGTTGTTTCAGCTAATGCGCAGAAAAAAGATGGAAGCAGTGGCAAGTTATCTATTCAAATCGTGAAAGATGGTAAAGTTGTTGAAGAAAGTGACACTGATGCTGAGTATGGTGTGGCTTCAGTTTCAGCAACTGTTTAAAGTGTGATTTATTTATCACACTTAATTCCAATCCTCCTTTTACCTACAGTTTACACTTCTTCTTTTTTTTCTAATTTCTTTAGGTTTGCCATCAGGTCCTGCTGTATAATATGGATATTCATATTGGTCCATGATTTCATCTATTTTTTCAAGTGCTTTTTTACTGATATTAATATTTTTTTTATTCATTGTTTCATCTCTTTTTAAAATTTTATATATTTCTTCTTGTACATTAGTTAATGCTCTCAAATATCCATTTAAATAAAATAATGTATCACAAATATATCTTATTTGGTCTCTTGTTACTTTTGTTTGATTGTTAGTTTCTGCTTGTTTAATTTTTGTAGCTATTTGTTTTTTTGTTGTGTCAATTTCATTATCTATAAATTTTATTAATTCATTAATTTTCATTTTAAGCTCTCCCATGTATCTTACCTTCTTCTTTTTATTCTTTCAACTGTGTTTTTATAATTTTTTAATGTTTCTTCTATATCAATTAATTCTACACTATCTTTGTCAACCCATATTAAAGTTGCATGTTGGTCTATTGAATATAATATTTCTGCAAATTCCATATATGTTTTCATATTAACTGGATGGCGATTAATTGTTTTAAATTCTTCAATTAATGATTTTACATTTGTGTTTCCTACAGTTACCTTTGGAAAATCCATATTATCAAAACTCCCATTCCTCATCATCAGCAACAAAATCCCACATTTCACTAAACTGATTACCGTCCATTTCATCACTTAAATAATCTTGAAAATAATTATATAACCTATTCATTTTCTTATTTAATTCTTTAACTTTTTGGTCTTGTTTATTCAATCTACATAATATATCTTCAATTGTTTCCCAATAGGAATTACATACAAATTCTTCCCCAGTTTCAGTATCTATTATTCTATTTTCTATACCTTCAATATATCGTTTCTCTTTATTCTCGTGTATCATATTAATCACTTCTATTAATTCATCTTGAAATCCGCTACGTTTTAATATATGTGAAGGCAAACCTTTACCGTATACAAATGTATATAATTTGTATCTGATATTATCAAATATCATTTTAAGCTCTCCCATACATTTTCTCTTTCTTTTATATTATTTATTTCATTCCATATTTCATCAATTTGTTTTTCTTTTTCTTTCAATTCTTCGTTTTCTTCTTTTAATACATCAACTTCTGTTTTATATTTATTCACATCTTCAATCACTAAATATGGTAATGCTTTAATGTATTCTTGTTTTAATGTTTCTGGATTAATACGAATATAACTTTCATGTGCTACATTATGTATTTTCCTACCTTGCAGTAAATTAATATAATCTGTACTCATTCCAGATTCTGCTAATTGACTTGCATGATATTTCCTTAACATGTGTGGATGCAACCTATTATAATTTCCTACTTTACCTAATTGGAAATAACCATTTAACCTTTCAAATATCATATTAATATATCTTTCATGGATTTTAAACAATGGTCTGTCACGATGTAATATTTCTGTTCTTGTTAGTAGATATGAATTAATACTTTTACATGCTTCATGACTGCAGAATGTGAAATAATCTTGACCAGTTTTCTGTCTTTTCAAATGGAACATTGGTATGATGTCTTGCTCCATCATGTCTTTAATTGCATATTTAACACTATTATCATGGTCATGGTACTCTTTTGTAGCATTTAAATAATCATCTATTGTTAAATTTAACACATCTATTCTTGATACACCACTACTACTCATGAACAATATAATTGCTCTTACTAATGGTGAAGCTATCTGTAAACATTCAGATAATATTTCACGGTCAGGCAAATCTTTATAATTAATTGGTGGTGTTTTCTTTAAATTTTTCATACTGTAGTATGGTAATGGAGGTATGGTTATTTCAAAATGCCTGTAAATGGTTAGTATTGCTGATAAGTATAGTTGTGCTGTGCTAACATTATATTTGTGGTATAGCCAGTCACGGTATTCAAGTATCCATTTTCTTGTTTGTGTATTTTTCCATCTGATGTTATTGTATTCTTCATCATCTGCAATTTCAAGGCATTCTGTTATAGAATGCTTTGTTATTTTTTCGTAGTAACGGCAACTTCTTGTATATGTGATTTGAGTTGATTTACTACTGTTTCGTTCAGTGAATAGTTGTTCTAGTGTAGTCATATTTATCATCTCTTTATTTTTTAATATACCTGTATTGTGTGAGAGCATTTGATAAGTAATGTAGATATTATTTATTCAGATTGTTTAATACAATTCGGTTATATAACATCTACTTTTATTTTACTTCATTTCACTTTAATTATAGATATTATTTATACAGATTGTCTAATACAATTCGGTTATATAATATCAACTTTTGTTTTATTTTACTCTCATTTTTATTTATTGATATTATAATTATTAAATGTAGATGTTATTTTTAATATAACATATGTTATATAACAAGGTATAAAAAAAAGTATACATTTTTTGTATAAAATAATTTAAAAAAAGAATTGAAAAATAATAAAATATGAGGATGTGGATTATTTTATTAGAATCCTATTAGTGTTGTAGTTTGCATACTTATTTTTTCCATGTCCTCATGATCTAAAAAAAAAATAATGGACCAACACACAGGTTGATCCAAAAGTGAATTACCATACTTTACTCAACAATTAAAAACAATATTTTTATTCAAATTAAATAATGGATAATAAATCAATTTAATAATTAAATAGGTGAATTTAATTTTAAAATTGGAGTTTTATAACTAGTGTTTTCATATTTTCTATTACTTCTACCAGTTATTGAATAAAATATAAATGTTTTTAATGCATCATTGTAAAAAAATGGTAAATTAAAAAAAAAATAGATGTGATGGGATTTGAATCCATGAAGCACTTAGCAAAAGACCCTAAATCTTTCTCCTTTGACCTCTCGGACACACATCTAATAAAAAAAATAAAAAAAAGACAAATTTAAAATTTTAAAGATTATTTAGTTTTCTTTCAATAGCATCAATATCTGCTTTTAATTCTATGCATTCTTCAGCAGCTTCAGGAACGTTACATAATTTAGCATATGAATGTTTCTTTTGTTTTAACATGTGCCTTAATTTGTTTTTATTATGAATTCGTTCTACAAAATCTGTGTTACTCATTGTACAAACTCCTCATAAACTAATTCGTTTTTATCAGCAATGTCATGCTTATGTCTTAACTGATTTAAACGAACTTGTGCATCGATAACTTTGTCTGATGCTCCTTTTTTACTATAAGCTATATTAATTGTTTTCTGTGTTAAATTAAACATTCCATTTAAGATTTTATTTTTCATTTGTAACCACCAACACGCTTTTTTGACTAATACCATCAATATAATACTTTGCTTCACTTTTAGTACGATTTTCAGTATAACCACAATAGCAGCCATAATTACACTTACTACCTAATGAATTGTGAACATCAACTGAATTTTCATAAATTTTATCAAAGTTAGTGTAATGTCCGAAGCCTTGAAAAGTAGATGTACGGCGGTACATTTCATGTATTCCAGAATCTTTATTATTTGACTCTAAAATATTTTTTATACCTGTCCATCCTACATCAGAAAAGTTTTTCCATTCAACTTTGAGATTTTGGTTATATGTTTTATTAAACCATGCAAAGAATGTATTTATTCCTGGATGCCCAGTTCCTGATGTGGTAGTTCCCATAACTGATGCTATTGTTGATTGTTTTACAACAATTCCAGTGAGATTACGGACTATTTCTTGTGCCATGTGGCATGCACAGAAGTATCCTGTGTTTTGTCCTCTGTTGTCACAACCTGTTTCTGTAGATCTACCAAATTTCTTTTTTGGTTTTACAAATATGCTACTGTCACAGGTTATTTTGTTTGGTGATTTTTTGTTTTTGCTATAGGAATAAATGATTTTAGCCAATACATATATGTATAAATCAATGCTGCTTTTTTGATTAACAAAAGGCACAGTTGTTGGATTAGTTTTGTATTCATCCATATAGTCGACAATATAGTTAGCCATTAGTTTATACTGAGTTCTGTTCAAAACAATTTTTACTGGTTTGGTTTTTGCAACTTCTGTAGTTTTAACTCTAATAACTTTCTTATTTCTACCAAAGTCATTTACTGCTCTTGCAAGTAAATATAATGTACTTGCTTTATCCATATTAGGGGGTAATTGGTAGTTATGCCTTGTATATTTGATTATCTTTTTAGATTTCTTAACAATGTTTTTAAACTTCATATTTTCACATCACATCTCTCAAGGATTTCTTTTTCCTCATCTTCCAACTGATTAATCTTTGATTGAATGAGGTCTTTACCTAATTCAGTATTATCCTCATCCAATCTAGCATTATAGAATGCTTTATATTCTTGAATCTCCTTCAAGCGACTTTCATCCATATTCATAAAAAAACCTCACTATCTTTACTATCAAGATAACAATTACGATTACTTAACAAATAGCAACATTTAGTTTCATCTTTTGTACAATGACCTCTGTAAGGGCAGCCACTATGATTATCAACTTCTTTTTTCTTCATTTTTCAACTCCAAATTATGTTATTATGATGTATTCATCATTTGAATTTTCTAAAAATAGTATAACTCCAGTATTTCCTTTAACTGGGTTTCCTATTGCTTCGGCATATGTTAGTGTGCCTTTTTTTGTTTGTATATCAACATGTTTATTGTCATTGTAGACTTTTGTGATTGTGCCTTTGATGGGGTAGGCTATTCTGTCGATGTGGTATAGTACGGTTGTGTCTATTTGTTCTAGTAGTTTTGGTTTTGTTTTTTTCATTTTTTCACCTCTGTATATTTTTTTGGAAAAGGTGTTGGTGATTTAAATATTAAATGTCAATGTAGGTCTGTCATAGAAACATACGAAATTGAAGATTGTTGGAGATATGATACAACAGTACAATCAAGTGGTAAAATAACTCGTAATTGGGATTTACCAACAAATTGCAGTATTGAATTTAATGTGTATCAATCTTCTAATGTTAATACTGCATGGTATATTCAAATAGGAACAGATAATACTCATAGAGTTGTTTTAGGTTACATTCAAGATGCAACAACTTATCAAACTTGGGTAAATGATGGTAGTAGTACAACAACAAAAAGAAACAGTTCAGAATCAATAAATCTCAACGAATGGAGTAATGAAAGAGTTGAAATTGAAAATGGTGTTGTTAAATATTATGATATGTCTGTTTCTCTAGTTAATGTTGATTTAACTAATCTTAATGAGTCTGTTATTTATCTGACCTCGGCACAATTGAAGAATATCAAGATTAAACCATTATAATGGTTTCACTACAATATTTTTGATTGTTGAAACTCCACCCCATGAATCAACACCAATACATAAATCATTTAAGGTAGTTCCAAGACTCCAAGTGAAATTAACAGTTCTTGAATCATCTATTACTAATGTGAAGTTATTACCATTCTTTGTTAATTTGAAATGATGATAATTAGTATCTAATGTTGTACCAAGACCAATATTATTTCCACTTCCATTTGCATGGGTGTAAATTGTACTTCTGATTATTAATATGTCATTTTTATCTCTCTGTGTTTCATCGGATTTAATAATCCAAAATCCACATTGAGCATTAGTTAATTTACCATCAAAAGATAATTCCCAGTTATTATTGTTTGGGAATGCAGTAGTGAGGTATCCACTACCTCCACTTATCTCTCCATTAGCAATAGTGGTTGTACCTTGTACTTGATGTATTGTTTCGCTTCCATCAAGTTTTGGCACATAAAGATAATCTTGAATTGTACTGTATGTTTTTGAAAGTGTCCTACAGGATACTTCAATATATAAATCCCCCGTACCTTTTCCAAAATATTCTACAGATGCTTTACCAGTACCATCAGTAGTATCAGTCAAAGTTTCAACAAGACTATCATCTGATTGTTTCCTTACTTCAAAAGTAACAGACTCCCCACTAACACTTACTGGAGAACCACTATTTGTTAATTGAGCAGACAACACAGTAGAATCACCATCAGCATAACTTAACACATCTTGAGTTGATGAAACACTAATACCATCAAATCCTTGACCTTCTTCTCTTAAAAGATTACTTGGATAACCTTTAGCAACATACAATGAAGTAGTACCCTCAGGAATCAAGAAATATTGAAAACCATAACAACCTTTAACCCATGACGAATTATATTGAATTATACTACTAGCAGAATCCCAATTCAACTGAATTATAGTCATATCAGAATATGCAAAAACATCACTACCCATTTTTGTAACTGATTTTGGAATATTAATAGTAGATAAATTATAAGATGCCTCAAAAGCCTTATATCCTATTGTTGTTACAGTATTTGGAATTGTAATTGACTTTAACCCATCATAATAAGCAAAACAATAATCATTCAACTGTGTTATTGGACCAACCATTTTTATATCATATTGACCTTTAACAGCATAAGTATGAATCAATCTACCTCTAGTATACCATTCAACACTACCATCTCCAAAGTCAACACTTAAACCATCACCATCAAATGTAAATGGTGTTTTACAATAATGATTAATCTCCACAATGAATGGAGAAGTATTATCAAATATTTTGAATACTAAATCACCAGTATCATCAACATTAATACTTTTTGATGAGGATATGATTGAATCAGATGTAGCATAAAAAGAATAAGTACCTACACTATCCCATGAATGATGAATAGTAGCAATACCTTCATCATTTGTTGTAGCAGTACCTATCAGTACATCATTTCCATCATAAAAATTAACAATTTTACCCCCTACTAACTGCCCTGCCATATCATAATAAGTAGCAGTTAAAGGCACGCCAACATTTGGAAACGCTTTGTCAACAGAATCAATACTAAGATATGCATCATTACTCTTAACAATACCAGTATGTTCAATATCAATAGTAGTATCAAAAGCTATAATATTAGTTAAATCCAATGTCTCAAAAGGAATATTAACCTCCTCACCTTCACTTAAAGTAATGCTTAAAGGAGTGATAATAATCTCTGCATCATCTTCCTCTAACACATTAATATTATCCATACTGTACACTTTCATATTTAAAGTATAGGTACTGTTAGGAAATATTGGATTATTTAATTTAACAGTACCAATATTTGATAATGTTTCCTTTGTAATCAAAATACCATTATCAACAATAGTAACCATATCTAAATCAAAAATATACTCTCCATACTCTCCAAATATGCTGCCGTCTTTAATTTTTATTTTGTCTGTAAACGGTGAATTTTTTCTAAGCAAATAAACTATTGCATTATATTCATTTACACTTAATCTATCTCCAATATTTTTATAAGGTATCATTTATTCATCCCTCCAATAAGCATTACCAATAGCACTTATTACCTCTCCATCTATAATAAACTCAATCATATATCCATTAACATCATTTAATGGGTCTTCTATAATTGATGGATCTAATAAATAATACATCACACCATCTTTTGTAGTTAATTCAAAATTAGCAACAACAATTGGTTGAACTGAACCAGGATGTGTGGAATATACTAATTTAACATCACAAACCACATCTAACGGTTTTCCAGTTTTCCTATCAAAAAGATAACAAATAATATAATCATGTTTATCATATACCTGCACTTCCAATTCTGGATTAACTGGTTGTATACCATTATCAAAATATAATACAGTATCATTATTATTCTCACATAAAATAACCTTATTTTCAATAATGCGGTCATTAGGATTTGATGAAGTAATAGTTTTAGTATAAAACAAAGGAATTACTTTTAATAATTCTCCCATTTCTTCAACAATGAATAATTTATTATTGAAAACTTCACTAATTTTCACATGATAATTAACATTAATTTTTCCATGAAAATTAACTAACTCATGATTAGCAATACTTGAAAAATACATTTAATCACTCCTTGTAAATGTTACATTTTCTTTAAATACTTTATTACTTCCAGATATACAATAACAGATTGCTTTATTTTCTTTTCCAAGACTTGGTGTTATGATTATACAATTATTGTTATGATAAAATCTACCTGAAATAGAACTAGTATTATTGTATAAATTATCAAAGAATTGTAATTGTTTATTTTCACTTATATCAAGATGATTTACACCATTAACACTTGCAGTTTCACCTAACATGAATACACATTGACCAAACCCTACATCTTTCCTTAACATACATAAATCATCACCATAATTAATATTAAAACTAGAATTAGTAATATTAGCATATCCATCAACTTGATATAAAAATGCAGGATTGTTTTTATCTATAGTAGTATAATCATGATTAATAAAAGAACAATCAGAAATAATTAACTGACCGCCATGCAAAATACAAGAATGATTATTATTAAAAATTGATTCTCGAATAGTTGTAATGAAATCAGTATCATAATCTAAATTATCAATGTCAATATCACAAAATACTACACTACCTAAGTTATTGTAATTTGATGAAGTGGATCTATTAAATGTACATTTACTAATGTTTAATTTTGAATTTTCTTTCTGTAAAAATACAGTGTCTCCATTATTGAAGATACCATTTTCAACATAAAAATTAACATCATTGTTTAAAATAAATCCATGTTGATTTAAATTGAAACTATGATTTCCACATAATAATTTACAATCATGAGTAATAAGAATACTGGAATCAAACAAGATATTATCTGACACAAACATAATTCTTGCACCATTAGGATTAATCAATTCAGATTCTAACAATTCAAAACTAGATAATTCTAAATATTCACAAGCCAATTCAAAAGAATAATCATAAGCCATAACATCATTAGTTTCACTAACACGAATATTTAAATTAACAGGACTAATATCAAGTTTATCTCTTAAATCTAATTCAAAGCTTTTATTATTTAAATCAATTTCAAAATCTTCACCATCATATGAAACAATAGCAGAACCAACATTTATGTTTAAATCATCGGGATAATTTAAAGTAACAGTATTAACTTTACCTGCAATTAATGTTTCATCAATACCTAACGGTAAAACTTGTTTAATCATATTACCACGATAATAAAATGTATTACCGTCATAAGTAACTTTAACAACACCATTAAATAATAAATAATCCACATAAGAATTACTTAAAGAATGAGTAACACTTTCACCCTCCTCTGGAGTGAAAACAACATCGCCCGATAACATTCCATCATCCAAACCAAGTAAACTAAATCGTGGAACTTCACCGCTGCTTTCGGTTGATGGAAGATAATATAATTTCCCGAAATAATCTCCAACAGTACAAGTTAATCTTTCTAATTTAAATTCAGAAGCAAGATTAGTTAAATATAAAAACAATTTAGGATTATAACCTTCAATATACTCTTCAAGATGTATAGTAAACCCTAATGTATGATTATTATAATTTACATTTACAGGAACAATAGGTTCACCAGATGGACTTAAAACATAAAATCCACCAGTCCACAAATCATTATACACTTCAACACTATACTTATAATCTGCAGCATCCGACCCTACTTCTTGTTCGATTTCACAAGATATATTACAAAAATCAATATAATCATGACGGTCATAACCTGCATTCGCTAAATCGATTTTATGAAAAGTATTAATATCCCCATACTCTAACAAGACACTATTAATATCTTCAACAGTTAAAAAACTACTCATCACTACCAACCTCACTACTAACTTCAGTAACAACACCAGTCAAAGGATCAATATGAAACTCACGATCATAAATTTTCAAATACAAATATGATCCATTATCAATAATATTATTGAAAAAATTTCTAAAATTAATAGTCCACATTTTATCATAATCAAAATGCATTCTTAACTGAGTTTCCAATTCATCATCTGTGAAATAATCACTTACAGCCATCTAATACCTCCGCCGATTACGAATTTATTATTTAAAATATCTTTCACAGTTTCAGAGGCAATACCCATATAACCAGTACCATTAACATTAATATACTGATTATCACTTGTTAAATCATTAGCATATTGATTAAAACCATCCACATTAACATATAATTCAACACCATACACTTCTTTAAGAAATGTGATTGTTAAACGTCCCAATGTAATGTATATGATTCTTTCACGATAATCATCATCAGATTCATCAATTTTACGAGTAACACCATAAGTCTGACCATGCAAATCGAGGTATTTACCGTCAGCTTCTTGTAAAAAGAATTGTTCAAAAAAAGTTTTCTCATCAATCTGTTGTAATAATTCACCAATAGTATTATCTATTATCTGATATGCAGGATTATTTTTATCTCTTAATTTTGATATTGAATTAACACTATCAATGATTTCTTCACCATAATCAGACATATATATCACACTACTGTTTGATTAAATTGAATATCTCCCATTTTAATACATTCATCATCATTAACACTTAACTCTGTGAATGGATTACCTTCACTGTCTAATATTTCAGCATCAATTATAGTGTCTATGAATGTACATGTATCTTTCACAGCAAATTCATCTACTGATTGACCAATAAATAAACCATCGAATTCAAGGACTATTGTATCACAGTTTCCTCCATTAATCCATGTTGAAAACACATCGTTTAATATGGTTTCGTCAATTTCTGTACTTACTGTTAAGTTAATGATTAAATCCAAATCATAATAAGTTGGAGTATTAACACTAAAAGAATGACCTACTACATGTTTATTAACATCATTATAAGTTTCCAGTACTTCTAATAATACTTCTGATGGTGTTGGTCTAGTATCTCCATTGACTAAAACAATTTTAGTATATACCTCATTCTCATCATCAACCAAGAAAACATCATGAACACCATCTACTTCGTAAGCCAAGTTATTATAATAAGGTAAACTACCGAAATCATCTTTTTGAGTGTATGCTAATAATCTCTCACGATAATCTTCATCATCTTCATAATCACTACCATTTACTAAAGGTTCTTCATTAGTAACTGTTAAACCTGGTAAATCAACACTAATATAATCAATAGTATCAATTTCACCAGTACCCACATTACCATCTGCACCAGTAGTTTCACATTCAACAGCAACAGTAATCTCAGTATCACCAACACCAAGAATAGCATCGTTTAAAGTAACAAAACTTAAACCACTATCACTAGCAACAACAACAGTATCAGATGGAATAATCATCTCACTAGTTAAAGCTTCAGCAATACTGAAAGTAACTGAACCTTGAGCCTCAGTACCAGTATCACGTTCAAGATTAATAAAAGGATTACGACCATGCAAATCCAAGAAATCTCCATCCGCTGTATCAATAAAACCAATTTTAGTTAATTCATTTTCTTCTTCCATTAAAGCATATACTGCAACTGCTATTGCTTCAAGAATATTCCTTATTTCACTACCTTCATTAAAATCGGTTACTTTAGTTTCACCTACTTGTTTTTTCAACTGATAATAATTTATCATTAAATCAACAAGGTATTCTCTACTTATTTCCTCACCAATTAAATTATAAAAACTTTCATCATTCAACGCCATCAGAATCATCCTCACTAGTTACTTCAACACCAGTTTCATCAAGTACAAAACTTAAACTTAAATCACTTCCAGTTTCAGAATAATAAATAGTTATTTCACCATTAACAACCCCATCACCCACGTACATTAAAACAACATCCACATCTTGTAAACGTGGGTCTTGGGCTAAAGCATTGATTATTTCAATCCTCATAAACTCTAATGTTTCATCATTTGCACGCCATCCGAGAAAAGACATTAAACAACTGCCATAGGCACTATAGAATCCATCCATTTCACCAAGGTAAGTGTTTAATCTACTTGTAATACTTTGTGCAATGTTTTTATCATTTTTCACTAATTTTAAATCTCCATCTTTAAATTCCCAGTTGGAGTTTATATCAGTACCTAATTCCTGTATCTCATCCATAAAATATCACCTTTAATATGAGTTATGAATACTACCTCCAGTACCATGCCATACATTACTATTACCTCCACCAGAACCAAAATGTCTCCAATTATGAGCGCCAGTTGCTCCAGATTGGTCACAATAATAATTAACACCATTGATTTTCACACGAACCCAATAATGACCATGACCTAAGAAGATATCCGCAGTAAAACCCATGCAACGGTATAATGCTCTTAATATTGCTGCACCATCTCCACAATTGTGGTGATTTCGTCTCCAAGTACCCTCAAAACCATAACGGTTCATTTTATCCATGTCATAATAGTAACTATAAACATGTTTGGATTTATAGAAGTCATGCACAGCCTTTGCTTGTTTAACTGGAGTTCTTGGATTTTTTGCTAATATCATTGCCTTTTTAATTACTTTTTGCATGAAAAGATTATCTGCTGCACTAAATCCACTTACCTTATGAAAAGTAATATCCGACTCAACAGTTTTCACTTTCTTTTGAGTTTCACCATTATTTCCATTATTATTCTGATTCTGGTTCTGTTGATTCTTAGCATTATTATAAGCATCTTCAAAACCACGAGTAGCATCCTTAAACTTATTCACATCAGAAGCAAAAGGATTTAAATCCAACTCCATTTTAGAACCAGTATTATCATGAGTAATAGTAACTCCTTCAATATACCAACGATTTTCTTGATAACCACTAAAACGGCTATAAGAATCATTTAAAGCTTCACCAATTGGTTTTAAATTAGCCAACTCAAAAACATCAGTTGGTAAATCAGTCCATAAAAACTGATTAGTATGAACAAAACGTAAATTAGGATTACCTAAAGGTAATGTGAGTTTCAATGTTAGTAAATCACGAATACTATCCACCATTTCTTTTTTAGCGGCTGCTTTTTCATTATACTCTGTCATTTTAACCCACACCTATATCCAATCAACTTTATGTTTTGGTTTCTGCCAACTACCATAGAGTTTATAACTATTACCTTCAGTAGCATAGTTATCTCCACCTGCGAGGAATTTAGCAACCATTTCTTTCGCGTTTTTAGCAATCATCCAAGGCAAACCCCAATTACTCATAAACCTTGCAGGATAATCCATATGTGCATAACTTTTACTACCTTGCCAATCCCATGCATTACCCAGATGTTTATAATACTTACCACCTTTAAGAATACCATTAGTACAAGGAGGGAAGAAACCAACAACACTACGAGATTTATTCTTTTTAAGAACATTAGTATAACTGTTATTATGCTCACTTGCTTCACGAAGAGTACCTGCACAAAATCCACCATACAAGGTGAACCAAATACCTTTTTTAGCACGATGTCTTTGATTAGTATGGCTTCCTGCTCCATGTCCACAGATTTCAACATACCATCCATATTTTTCAAGTAATGTTTTCATGTCTTTTAATTTCTTCATATCAGTATTGTAACCATAGATATTATCAACAGTTAAGTAAACATTCTTCTTTTTAGTACCATAGACATTATCTGTTTTTTTTGCATCTGCTTGTTGTTTTTTAGCAGTTTTTTTACCAGTAGTTTTAGCAGGTGTTTGAACATTTTTATCAGGATTATCAATACTTGTAGTAATATGTCCAAAAAATGCTGCCAAATCTAACTTAATATCTGTCGCCTCAGACCAGTGAGTTATTCCTGACTTTAATGAATCTGCTGAATGTACAACAACCCCAGTGATTATATTTGTTGTATCAAATTTGTATTTCGCTTCCGCAATTTCTGGAGTAGTCAAATGTAAACCAGTATTCAACCATTCGTCCTTTAAATAAGGTTCAATATGTATAATTCCATATTTATCAAAATAAACATCTACAAAAACACTATAACTATAAACAATGTCACGAATCGCTTCAATATAAGAAATATTACGCATGATTAATGTTTTCTTTAATTCCATGAAATTATAATTAGCCAATGTGCCTCCCCATGCTTTTTCCCAATAAGCATAAGCAGGTCTTAAACCTGACAAGTGTCTTTTAAATTCTTTGAATTTATTTTTAGCTTTGCCTTCTAAAGGAATTTCACCTCTTGTGACTAAATGTTGCATTCTACGATACATTGTATTGGTAGTTGATGCCAACACAAAATCAATTTTTGATTGATAATTACGAGAGAAATCTTGACATTGATAAGTGTATAATCCTTCTTTTTTATCATATTCAACATCAAGAATAATTCCTCCAAATCCTTCATGAGAATTAGAAACAATTAAAACAACATATTGCCCAGTAGTTAAATCAAGATAAGTAGGAGTTGTGAAAGAAGCAGTTTTGCTTCTAAAATCAGATTCTTTTATTTGAATCTTCTTCCAATTTAACTCATGCTTAACATTCCAATCCACAATTAATTGCATAGCATGTGTTTTCTGTGCGATGAATAAATGCACATCATTTTGCTTAGCTAAATTTACATTCTGTAAAGTTTCACCAGAACCAACAATACCCATCCTAATCACCCTTTACACAATGCTTTAAAAGTCAACTCATCCACCTTACCATTAACCTTCAACTGCTTAACCAACTGAGTTTTAATAGTAGAAGATTTATTCTTTTTAGATTGCTTCTTTGTAATTTTAGCATTTTTAGGTAAAGCAATATTCTGATTATTAGTTTTAGTCACCAATTTACCCGCATCAACAATAACACCAGTATAACCTGGAGTATGAACTTTTATCTTTTTCTTATTCCATGCCTGCTGAAACTTTTTAACAGCCTTAGCAGTTTCCTTACCATACCACCCATCAATCTGTTTTTTAGTTAAAAACTTATGCTTATACAAGATTTTCTGCATATACTTAACACATTTAACCACTTTCTTCTTTTTACTATACTTCAATGTTTTATAATCACATTTAGCAAGTTTCGCTTCAACTGGTGTTTTAGTACCATTCCTAGCAGCCAATTTCAAAGCCTTCAAAATAGCCGCATTATCATTCTTATACTTAACAACATTCAAAGCAACAAAAGTAGTAAATTCCAACTCCCAACGAGTAGTATTCTTAAAAGACTGCTTACGAGAACCATTATCAGTAATAATATAACTCCCATTCGGAATATCAGTAGCCTCAGTATTCACTTTAACAGGAATCATATTCCTAATAATATTATCCAACTGCTCCATAACTTTAGATTCAGATTTATAAAACACAACATCAATCTTAAACTTACCACCCATACTACCAGGATTAAAAAAATGCTTATAACCATTATTCAACCTAGTAACAGTAATATCCAAATCAGGTTCAAAATTCAAATCAACATCACGAGCAACCCTTAAAGTAATACCACTACTATTATTAGCAACATAACTCAAATCCTCAGGAACTATACTAAAAAAACTCATACTGTCCTCCCTGCTGTTTCATTATTCCAAGACAACTCACGTGTTACAGCATCCACAATTTGCTGAATTCTTTTATCACTATCAACATCACCATAAACATTAATAATGACATCACCATTTCTACCTTTCTGAAGCAATTGCTGATGACTACCAATATCCTCATTTAAAGTATCATAAGATACACCAAGTTTCGGATCACCAAACTTATCAACAATATCAGAACCTAACCTGGAAACATTTGATAATAATTTTTTAGCTTCAACTGGAACACGACGTCCCATTTCAGTTACTTCCCAAACAAGCATTCTTTGCATTGTACCTGGTGATGCAATACCTAATGCTGATAAGAAGTTTTTAACTGCATTTACTCCTGCTTCCCAAAATTTAGCAGGTAATGTTGCTGCCCATTCATTAACTTTATTCAAAGCATTAGACAACTCTTGACCCAAACGGACGGGTATTTGTTTAATGTTATCAATAAAACGAGTCAAAGCATTTTTACCCGCATTCCATAATTGAGTAACAAAATTAGAAGCAAAACTAATAGCACGACTAATAACAGAACTTAAATAAGCCCCAACACGACCAGGAATACTAGCAATAAAAGCCAACATATTAGTAACACCATTAATCACAGTTGCAGCAATATTAGTCATCACCTGCAACAAAGTATCAGGCAATGTACTAATGAAATTCCATGCAGCCTGTAAAACCATCACTAACATTTGAATTTGCATAATAAAGAAACTATAAATTATCTGGCCCACCATCATAAAAGCTTGACCTAAACCATCAATCGCAGCACGAACTTGCTCATTATTAAAATACAAGTAACCTAACACCATTATTAAAACCATGATTGCAGTAACAATTAACATAATTGGATTTGCATTCATAGCAATATTTAACAACCATTGTGCAGCTTCCATTAATAATGTAGCTGCTCTTGATGCAACCAATGCTGCTTTTTCAACTACCCACATTGCTGCAGATTTCAAAGCATTTAAACCTGCAAGTAACACACTTTGAGCAAGACGAGCAAAACCAGTAATAGCATCACGAACCGCACCTAGTACACTTGAACCAATACTTTTAGCAAGGCCCGCCATCCTTGATGCAGCACTCATAGCAGAACTACCAAGATTAGATAAAGAACCACGCAAACCAGTAATCCTTCCACGTAAAGCAATAACTCTTTCACCTAAACCATTCATAGCACTTTTAATGCTATTGAATTTACCACTAAAATCAATTCCAGTTAATGTGTCTTTAACACCAGTGAGTTTATCTTTTAAATCATTGAACTTGGAAGTTAAACCGATAAGGTCTGAACCTTCTTTTAATGTTTTTAAACCTTGACCTATTTGACCAATTCCCATGAAAACATCAGTTATTGGTGCTGCAAATCCTGCTAATGCAATACTCATTCCAACAAGACCATTAGTTCCTTCATCTAATCTCATGAGGAAGTCCATTGCACCTTTTGCACCTTCTTGGAACATTCCACCAAGATTATATCTGCCTCTTTCAAGCATTCCATTGAAAGTTTCTAATTTATTATTGTAAGTGTCCTGTTGACTCATTCCACCCCAATGTTCTTCATTCAATGCTTCTTGTAAGAGTTTAGCTCTTTCTTGAACTGTAGTTCCTTCTTTCAATTTATCAATATGACTTGAAAGAATAGGTGAACGTTCTAATTCTGCAGTGTTTCCTGCTAATAAATAATTTGTCATGTCCTGTTGTGCTTCTGTTGCAGATTTACCATAAAAACTCATTGCTGAAAAGTAATCTGCTGCTGCAACACCCATATCATTTAAAGCACCTGCAGTTATTGTTGCATCTTTAGCTACTGCTTGAGATAATAAACCTTGCATTACAGTATCATCACCAGGAAGTTTCTGCACTGCTTTATTAATATCTTCAGTTGCTTTAGCAGCTCTTTCAGCACCTACTGCATGTTCCAAAAATGCTTTATTTGTTTCTTGTTTTCCTGCAGCTGTTAACAGTTCACTCATTTGTTGACCGACTTCAGCAGCACCTGCTTTTAATCTGTCAAAACCTTGCCCTATCTGGTCAATAGCTTCCATAGCACTAATATTATTCACATCTAAATCAATACTAGTATCATCCAACTTATCAACTTTAGATTGAGCTTGTTCTACTTTACTAGATTCCAGTTCAATTTTAAGGTCAATCTCATCTGCTTCTAACTGACGTATTTTAGAATCCAGTTCATATATTTTAGCATCATCAACACCGACTTCAAGGTTTGCTTTTTCCTGTTTTAATTTTTCTATTTTAGCCCTTGTTTCATCCAGTTTTTGTGAAGCCATATCAATAGCAATCTGAATTCTTTGTTTTTTCAATTTGTCTATAGTTACTTCTAATGCTTCAACATCAGATAACTCTGTTTCAGTTGCAACTTTTACTTTAACTTCCTTTTGAGGCATATTATATCACAACCAGTGGTTTATTCTCATTCTTAAACTTTGAAATCTGTCCTGTGATTTCAAGGATAGTTTGGTATTGAAGTAAAGTCATATCTGCAATGGATTTCTCAGTGATTTTATAATCAGTATGTAAATGTAATAAAGTCAAATGTCTTAATTTTCCTTTATTAATATCTAAAACCCCATATCTTTTTTCATTCCACTAATACGCAATATTTCATTAGTAACTGCATTAACTACTCCTATAGGTAATTCAAGGATTAATTGTTTAGGGAATGGTTTTTCGTCCTGTTGATATAAACTAGTTTGTAAAACTTTAATACTAGTTGCCAAATCAATTTTTTCAAGGTCAATTCCTTTTAATTGTTTCATAGTTAATTGTTTGATTTTTGCTTTAGCAACTACAGTTTCACCATTCTTTTTAGGGAAATCAATGCGAATGTTTAATAATTTATCTTCACCAAGAATGATTAAATCTTCAAGATTAACTTCCTCTACTTCAATATCATAATTAACATCGTCTTCTACTTCAATTTCAATATCTTCGTCTTTAATTTTCTTTTTAGCCATTGGTAACTCACCTTAAAATCTTAATTAAAATAAAAAAAAGGGTTTAAATATAAAAAAAATAATTTAAATAATTTTAAAATTTAAAAAAAAATTCCAAAAAAAAAGAATGAATGATAAAAGAAAAATTAATCAAGTTTAATTTCTTCACCATTCACTTTTTCAACAACTGCAGTATAAGTAAACTTCAATGAACGAACACTGTGTTCATTAGGTTTATCTTCCTTATCATTACCAGATAAAAGACAATTTTTATAATTTTTCTGAACAATATATGGTTCATCTCCTTTGAATTTCATTTCTTCAAAGGTAGTGATCATTGTAGGGTCAGTTGTCATTTTCATTAATTGTTTTGATAATGCAATGTATTGTTCAGCTGAATCATACACTAGCTTTTCAATTTCAAGAGTACCGCCTGCAGTATCATTTCCTTGTGGTACTACTTCATCAAAACAAGGAACAGTATCAGAATCATGGTCTGGTGAATCTTTAACACTTGTTCCACGGAAAATTCCAACTCCACCTTGACCACTATCATCTGCTCCAATAAGAACGTCACGAACACTCATACTTATTGCACCTCAATTGTGTAAAATACGTTAATACGTGTAATAATTCCATCAAATCTCATACTGATGATATTAACATCAACAGTTTGTGCATCTCTTTTCTCAACAGTGTAAATAATATCATTTAACAAGTCTAATGTGTCAATACATTTGTATTTAACACGGTCTAACTCTTGTATGACTTCATTATATGTGGGTGAGCGGTTTCTGTCACCTAAAAATTTTATTAAATTCATTTCTTTAATCACATAATCCCTTACACGATTAACATATAAATCTAAACCGTTAGGTTGTTCACTGTTAACAACAACATAATGATTGTCATTTCTGTTTAATGGTTTGAACACAGTTATTCCTGCACCCATTAAAGTACGACCTTCACCATTACTTTCAAATGATAACTCTGGACTAACTCCAGTTACTCCAGGAACTTGTTTCATAGTCATACTGTTACCAACATTCATATTGTCTATTACACTTGCATAATATGCAGCAGATTGTAATAAGTCATATGATTCACCTTCAACATCAAGATTTTGCATGATTAAACCATAACAATGGTCTCCTGCAATTCCTGCAGTGGTTAAATATGCACTTGTAGTTGCACGGTTAATTCCATTTATGTATCCTGCAGGTTTTTTGATTGTTGAAATTTCATCCAAGAATGTGTCAAGGATAACAATTGCTTCATCTGCTAAAGTATCAGCAACAAATACAAGGTCGAAATCTTCACCTTTAATTTTTGCTAATGCTGCACTTAATTTAGCAGTGGTTAAAGTTTTATCTCTTACACCTTCAGTTTCAGTAGTAATGTTTACTGCTAATAAAGTTCCTGATGTGAATAAGATTGGTAATATTTTACAACCATTATAAGTAACATCAGTTCCTAATGCTTCTTGAGCTTCAGTTAACCCAGTGAATAATTGAGGGTCTTCTTCTAAAGTATCAAATGCACCAACAATAACAATATTATTTAACAAACTACCTCTACCTTTAGCGGTAGTTTTTCTTTCTTCTACATGTATGCCTGGATATACTGCTGTCATAATTTTATACTCCTACAGGTAATTTTTTATAATCATCCATAATTTTAACTAAATCTTTTTCATTTTTAGGATTGAGTTTTTTAACAGTAATATAATACTCCAATCCTTTTTTCATCATATCTGACAAGTCTAAATCAGCGATTGCTTCTTGCCAATTATAATCTTTAGTAGTTTCTTCTTTTTTCTTCGCCACTATAATCACCAAAAAAAATAATATTTAATATAATAAATGAGCTAATTCCAAAGCCCCCATAACCCCCCATTTTTTGTTAATAGGTTGGTTCATTAATTCACTATCGATTATATAAGTATCCATTACAATATCATCTAATTCACGAAAAGAAGAGTTAGTAATGAATTCTTGCATAAGATAATCATGCACATCACAACACTTTGTATAAGCTACATCATTAGAACCTTTTAGGTAAAAAATAACTATTGACTTTGCACGGCGTGGTGTGCGGTCTTGTAAATCTTCATCATATTCGATTTGTCCAAGATGAACATCACAAACTGGTTTTGTACCAAAACCTCGTAAGTTATCTTCGTTATAACCAAGATTTACTTTGTTAAACAATTTTTGATTATTATCATCACGTAAATTTTCAAGATTTTCTTTGATCCATCTGCTAATTTCAGATGTAAATTTATAATCTCTACTAATTTTTTCATTTACTGCAAAACTATATGCTTCATCTACATTCATTTATACATCCCCATTGTTTTTCTTAATCCTCTAGTGAGGAAATCGTTTGCAGGTATTGCTCTACGTTTGGTCCTGTATCCCCATGGCATTTTCATTAGTTTACCACTAACTGCTTTACTGCCTGTTATTACAAACCATCCGTGTGGAGCTACACCTTCATCATAATATCCAGTTACAATACTATAATCCTTGTAAATCTGTGAAACAACTCTAATAGCCCTTCGTAATCTTCCTTGGTCGTAAGGAGCTTCAAGTTTGATATTATTTTCAAGGTTTATTGCGAATTGATTGGTAGTTTCTTCAAGGATGTCGGAATTTTGGATGTATAATTCTACAAAATCTTTTATCTCACCCATTGTCTAACTCCCCGTCTGCCTCTTTTTTC